TATAATTTTAAAGTATAAAATTTAAATAATATATTATAATTATTTAAAATTATTAAATTATAATATTATAATTTAATATTATAAGTTATAGTATGGTGCGTATGTATACTATTGCTGTTACAAAAGATAAAACAACTATTTATATGAAAGTACCATATGATTGTTTATCATATAAGCAAAAAATGCACAAAGGAATTCTCAAATTAAATATTAAAAAACCTAGCATTAGTGTAAATAATGATTCAAAAAATGAGGAGTTAGAAATTACATAAGATTTTTACATTACTAATTGTGTTAATAAATTTATTAATGATTGATTTTTTGGTAATAATTTATTATTGTCTTTATTTTTTTCAGCTCTTAATTTATGTATAAACCAAGTATGCGGACTATTCATTTTTGGATCAATTTGTAAATTTATTTGAATAACTTGTGAACGACAATGATTACTACAGCACATACAATCAAATCCAAAATATAAAGTACAATATTCAGAAATGTCTTTATTACAAAAATCACAAGTAAATACCATACTATTTTCTATTAATAAATATTTATTAATATTTATTAATATTTATTAATATTTATTAATAAAATTTATAATATAATGTATTTTCACAAGGTTTTTTAATTGATAACCAATTATTTTTATCAATAATTGGATAATCTGGAAAGTAGCAAGTTTTAACTTTATCTGATAATAATACTGCCGACCATGAAAATGATGACATACAACAAACTACTATTTCTGCGTTTTTTATTATATGAAAATCAGTTAAAATATCATTATTTTCATAAGCAATATTTAAATTATTTACTTTAAAATAATTTATCAATTGTTCTATATAATTTTTTTCAAATACAGTTTTTATATTATCACTAAGTAATACTATTTTTTTATTTTTTAAATCTAATGTATTAAATAATTTATAATAATACTCTAAATTAATTATTAGTCTAAAAGGAAAATTAGTTTCTATAAAATCACCAAGTCTTAAATGTATAACAATATCATAGTATTTATTAAAATTAACAGGAGTATCTATTAAATCTTTTAAAAAAAATGTTTCTTCAGTACTAATAGTATGTAAATGTTTATTTTTTTCTATGTAATCAATTATTTCTTTTTTAAATTGGATATAATCATGTTGATAAAATTCTTTTAATAAAATTTTTGGTGGCAAATCTATTTTTTTATTTAAAAGAATACTCTTAATTTCTTCTTCAGAAACATGTTTATAATTATTAATATTAAATGATTCGGCAGAAAAATTTTTATATTGATATCCATATTTAATAGATAAAATACAACAAGCTAAATATCGAAAAATAGCATTTCCTAATCTACCACTTGGTAAAAATACGACCTCCATTTAATATATATTAAAAATAATTACTTATATATTTTTAATATTTTAATGTTTTAATGTTAAAATATTAAACAATATTTTAAATATCTAAACTCACAATATTTTTGTCACTTCGCTGTCTGCGTTTAGATTTTGTTGGTATTTTAGCATTTGTTAAATCTCTCAAGTCTTCAATACTAATAGTGCTAGATTCATTATTTCTTTTATCATTAACATCAACTTGCTTAGTTTTTAGACCACTTAATAGTGACGCAATGTTTTGACTGGGAGGAGCAATAGAAGGACCTTTCATTTCAGGACGTGTAATACGTTGTTCATTATAAGGATTACCTTCACCATTATCAATTTCCATGCCACGTGCCGACATAATATCTGGGCGATTTATTATATTTTGCACTCTTTGACTGCGTTCGGGTAATTTAGACTCAACAGGTGGTGGCGGAGGTCCTGAATTAACATTTGGTGGCATTGATGCTCCAAATCCAGGATTAGAACCATTATTTCCAAATAGTCCATTCATAAATCCGCCTAATCCAGGTTTAGACTGACCCATAGTATTAACCGCAGCTTGAGTAAATTGTTTCATTAATTCTGGATTTTGACGCATAATATCGTCCATTCCAGGCATAGAAGATTTAAATAGTGTATTTGACATATGAATCATCATTCCTGAACCGGCTAATTGAAACAATAATTTTAATTCGGGAGACATTTTTGCTTTAGATTTATATTTTTCATGTAATTCGGCAAAAATTTCATCATATTCATCAATATTCTCATTTATTTGCTCACCCCAACCATCAAGTTTAATATCAAAAGGATCAAATTTATTATTTAAAAACTCTAATCCAGTTATACAAGCCATTAACATTTTTCCTTGAAATTTAATTGCGTTTGATTTTTCTTTTTCGGCAATAATAGTTTCATATTCTCCAATCATTTCATTTAAATTAGAATCCATATTATAGCGCTTGCTAAGCGAAACTCCCTTTTTCTCTAGGTCTTCTAACTTGCGTAAATATTTGAACTTTTCTTTTAATTCTTCTTCTTTAGTTAATTCAGGTTTTTCTTGTGCTTTGTCTAAGTTAATAGGTACATTATTAAATTTACCAAATCCATCCCATGTTTTATTTTCATTCATATTTGCTGTTGATTTTCCTAAATTTGCTGCGTCATTATCATTATTTTTTGTAACAGGTTTAACATTTGAACCATTGTTTTTAGAATCACCAAATAAACCTCCAAAAATAGATTTTTTATTGGCACTTGTTGATTGATTATAATTTATTTCTTTTTTATTATTTGAATCTATAGTAGTATTTAATTTTAATTTGTCGTCAAATTGTTTTGAAGTGTTATTATCTGTTAAATCATTTAATTCATTTTCTAAACTAGTAATGTCTTCAATATCTATTGATGTTGATGTTTTTTTATCAGTTATATTTTTTCCATTCATTAATAACTCAATACCACCTCCAAAATTAGAAGATGGTTTTTTTGATATAATTTCTTCTACATCTGGATCATTTATTTTAAATTCTGGAATTTGAAAATTATCAATATTCAAAGTTTCGGGTTCTATTTCTACAATATCCATTAAAACTATTATGATAAAACTAGAAGTTTAATTTTTAAATACTCCGCAATATATATTATATATTAATTATTATTAACATATTATTAACATATTATTAACATATTAATTATTTTAGTACATTAAAGTTTTCTAAATAATAAATTCCTTGTAAAAAACAATCTGCCAAATCATCTTTTTTTGAATGTTTAATAAAGAAAGCATGTTCAAGACACATATTTTTTTGCTCTAATAGTTGTTTTGTATAATAAATGCTAAGTTTTTTTCGTTCATTATATGATAATTTTTTATCTTTGTTTTCTTTAGCTTCTTTAACATCTTTAACTTCATCAATTTCGCATAAATCTTTAAAACCATTTATATATTTACTTTCTTTATTGATAAATGGTTTTAGTTTATTTGTAGCCGAAATAAATTTAATATTATAATTATTACAATCTATAAAATATTGAGATATCATGCCCTGAATAGTTTTCATTCTATTAGCAATAGGACTTATTTGATTTTCCAAAATAATTTGGTCAATAGTAGATAAGTCAAAATTTTTAAATAATTCATTTAATTCGTTTTTTATACTAATTCCTATATCTATTAAATTTACATTGTTTGCATTAACACTTTCAATTGCTTCAAAACACGTAGTGTTTAAATATTCTTCTAATAATTTTATTAATGAAGCTTTATTAATAGGTTTTTCTATTTTAATTTGATATTGTTCAATTAGTTTTGAGAGATTAGCAACAGATTGTTTATGTAATGTTTTAATATTACATGTTGGTAAACTATATTCTGATTTTTTTGTATGATTTTTACAATAAAAAATATTGTCTTTATGAAATTTTGCTTCTTTTGAGCAACATTTTTCATTACAAGAAATTAATTTGTTACATAAATTTATAACATCCCATTTAATAATTTTAAAATCCTTAAATTCATTAGTATTATTTTTATTATGTATAGCATCACATTCTAAAATCACATATGCCAAATTTTTAATGCCTATATCTATGCTTAATATTTTCATTAATATTATATTTATTATTACAAATATTATATAATTAATTATATAATATTTATTTATTTCTATATATTATAATAAAAGTTTATTTATTAGCAGCTAAGCATACTGAATAGTTTAATCTATAAAGATAATACCCTAATATAAAGATAAAAAAATATAATATTGCGAAAACTAGCATTTTGTAATACTTTTTATATATGGCTATTAGTCCTACAATTATTGCTAAAAATGCTAATGCCAAAGCCGCCCATCCTAAAACATAAAAATACATACAATGACCTTTATTTAAAGGTGTCATCAAACCATCAAAAAAATTCATAGTTTATAATATTATATAATATTATAAAATATAATAAAATATTATAAAATATAATAAAATATTTTTAATTAGCATTAATTACATACTTTGATACATGTTTTTGCGCATCCAATTGTTGCCTAGATAAATATATATTTTTTAAGTCACTTGTTTCATAACCATATGGTTGATCACGAGATAAAATTGAGTTAAAAATATAAGGAGTTTGATTAGATACTAAAGGTTCAGAGTTATAATTTGTATTTATTCCACATTCAGCAATAGAAACATATTGATTATTTTTTATAATAATATCAGCATTTACTTGTAAGTATTTCCTATAGTCACTATTATTTTTTATATTTTTATTATTTTGAAAAACACTATCGTTGAGTGCCGATGAATAATAATTGCTAAATAATCTAGAGTCCTCCATTAAAGGAGGAAAATTAAAGTGAATATTATTTGAACCACTATAACAAGTTCCCCAACTCATAAAATTAATATTATATTATGTAATAATATTAATTTTTTATAGATTTTATATTAAAACTTATTTTATAAAAAGTATGCTCATTTTATTATAAATTTTTATTATTTTTGTAATAGTTTTACTAAATCAGACTTTTTCATTTTTTGAGCACTTTCATTATCTATTAAATTTTTTGTTACAACCAAAGTTTTTAAATCATCTACCTTCATTTTTGAATAATTTTTTCTTTCACCTGTTTTATCATTTGTATCTTGAATATTTTCTAAATTAATTATTTTTGGATTACTATTTGTATTATCTAATGTAAATGAATCTAAGTTTATAGGTAAATTTTTTAAAAATGTTTCATCATCAAAACTTGATATAGTTTGTTCGTTTACTTCAATATTTTCTGAAGTTATTAAATCTTCTAAATCTTCTAATTTATTATTAACAATAGTTAAATTTTCTAATTTGTTTTTGTCATCATCATCCTCATTACTATCATCTTCATCTTTATCATCATCTTCATCATCGGCTTCGTCATCATCATCATCGGCTTCGTCATCATCATCATCGGCTTCGTCATCATCATCATCGGCTTCGTCATCATCATCATCTTCATCTTTATCTTCTTCATCATCATCTTTATCTTCTTCATCTTCGTCATCTTTATCTTCTTCATCTTCGTCATCTTCATCTTCATTATCTGATACAGATATTTTTTCCCCTAAATTAATTTTCTTAACTTTATCAAATTCTACATATTCACTTCTAGTATTTTCAACATTATTAGTAGTATTACTAGTAGACATAGATTTATTTAATAAACTAAAATGTTGCATTTGAATATTATAGTTCATAATAAAGTTTTGTAAAATTTTACCATGCTCAATAACACTTTTTTCTAATAAATTTAGTCTTCTATAGCAATATAACATAATTCCTCCACTTATTAATAAAATTAATCCAAAAGTTAATAAAAATCCTGAATCTATAAATTTAAATAAAATTGACATTTATATTAATGTATAATTATATTATTTTAAGTATTGTTTAACGAATAATATATTTAATTTTTCATATTTGTAATAATATTTTCTGGATAATTTAAATCTTTAAGTACCTTCATTGCTCCTTTTACTTTTGAAATACCTTTTTTTATTTTATAAGTATATTCAAAATCTTTAGAATTAGTATTTACTTTCATGTATAAATTATTATTTTGTTTATTTAATTTTTTACATAATTTAGTATAATGTGTTGTTAAAACATAATCTATATTATTAAATTTATTTAAATAATTTAAATAACCATAAGCACTATTAATTGCTTCATCTGGATTAGTACCGCTATATAATTCATCAAATACACAAAAGTGATTTTTGGAACTATTGTTTTCAATTGCTTCTAATATATTTTTACATTGTCTAGCTTCAGCTTGATATAAACTATCACGTCCTCCAGTATCTGGAATATTTATATAGCAATGAATAAAATCGTATATTTTTACTGAGGCACTATTATAAAATCCACACCCTATTTGTTGAGATAAAATAATGTTAAACAATGTTGATTTTAACAAAGTAGTTTTACCAGAAGCATTTGGACCAGTAATAATTATATTTTTATCTAGTGAATATGAATTTTTTACAATTTTAGTTTTATTAGCTTTACTATTTTTGTTATTAGTTTCATTAATGTAAATTTCTTTAGTGCAAATTTCTTTAGTAGAAGTTTCTATAGTATTTAAGTTAGCAAAATAAGCATCTTTAAAAGAGGTAGGTTTAGAATTATTATAATTACAATAATTCATAACTTTATTATTTATAAAGTTTTGCAATGTTTCTAAATTTTTCAAATAACCATTAAATCCAAATGAAAAATATAAGCTATTTATAATAGTTTCATTTTTATTTAAACAATAAAAACATTTCATTAAGTGTCCTAATTCTACTAATTTATGAATATTTAAAGTATATGGTGTAATTTTATTCAAATCATCTAAATAAGATGTAAAAATACTTATATTTTTGTTAATAGCATCATTAAAAAATTTATAATTAACTAAATCTTTAGAATATTTCAAGAAATTTTTATATTTATTTAAAGAAGTCACAATATATTGTTTTAAATCATATAAAGTTTCATGAATATATTTAATATTTGTAAAATATTTAATACAACTAGTGAAATTTAAGTACATTTGAAAAATATAGAACCCAAAACTAAAAAGCAAGTAAATTTTATTTGTAAAATTAGTTTTACTAAATGAAGTAAATAATTGACCAATAATATGATTGGAAAATACATTTTTTAAGTGTTCAAAATATAGTCCAAATGTTATTTTATGTCCTTGTAGTTTTATTATGAAAAAAGGGAGTAAAAGAAATAATATTGGAATAAGCAAAGAAAAAACAGGGGATGAGAGATTATAGATACTTAAAAATTGTAAGCAT